ATTAAAAATAGATTTGTTTACAGTTTACCCTGCTTCGAGGGCTGTGACTTTTGCTGATAACTCTTTTATTGCATTTATTAAATACCAAGTAAGATTATCAGAATTTACTGTTTTTATTCCAGTTGATTCTGTGCTAACACATTCTGGTAAAATTGTTTCTAATTCTTGTGCAATAACTCCTAACTGCAAACCTTGTTTTTTTACAACAACAGATCTAACAACATCTTTTAATTCTGGGTTATCAATAATTATTTCTTCCTCAGTTTTATATTCAAAATTCTTTACTTCAATTTTATTTATAGTTTCTAACCCAGTTTTATTACTAATGATATTTTTTTTAATTCTTTTATCAGAAGTTGTACTCCAAGTTGTAGTATTACCTCCATGAAAAACACCTCCAGTAGAGCCTGCAAAAAAAGTATTACTTCCTTTTCCAGTTATGTTGAAACCTATTACATATTCTGCGCTTACATCACTGGCAGAAGCTCCAGCAAACCCTCCAAAATACCCACCATTGGTACCAGTTGTTAATGTTTGACAAGTGTGCGAGCCAACAATAGTATTACCTCCTCCAGTAGTTACTCCAGTACCAGCATTTTGCCCAAAAATTTGATTACTACTACCTGTTGTAATAGCTCCACCAGCATTCTGTCCAATGCAACTATTACTACCTCCTGTTGTACAAGCATCTAAAGATAATGCACCCACCGCTACGTTTGATGCTCCAGTTGTGTTTGCATTTAAAGCAAAATATCCAATTGCTGTATTACTTGCTGCTGTTGTGTTTGCAAATAAAGCCCCTTGACCTAAAGCAGAATTATTAGATCCTGTTGTGTTACTTCCTAGTGTTGCAGCTCCTATTGCTGTATTTCCATTAGCCGTAGTATTTGCATCTAAAGCTGCCGCTCCAACGGCAACGTTTGATGTTCCAGTTGTATTATTTAATAAAGCAATTGAACCTACAGCAGTGTTATTAGATGCTGTGGTGTTGTTTTCTAAAGCACCAACTCCTACTCCAGTGTTGTTATTACCAGTTGAGTTGTCTGACAATGCCAAATAACCAACGGCTGTATTATCACTTGCCGTAGTATTAGCGTCTAAAGCTAAAGAACCTACAGCCACGTTCTGCTGACCAGTTGTGGTTGCATTTAAAGCATTCTTACCTAAAGCAGTATTGTTAGATGCTGTTGTGCTATTAGATAAAGTACCTCTTCCAATAGCTGTGTTCTCTGTTCCAGTTGTGTTTGAAGTTAATGACGCAAAACCAACAGCAGTATTATTATCAGCCGTAGTATTAGCATCTAACGCATTAGCTCCCACAGCTACGTTTGAGTGTCCAGTTGTGTTTGCTTCTAGAGCATCAAATCCAATAGCCGTATTATTATTTGCTGTCGTATTTTCTTCTAAAGCAAATGAACCAATAGCTACGTTATTCTCTCCACCATTATTATTAGTTAAAGAGCCGTAACCAATAGCTACGTTATTATTATCTGTCGTTGCAGCATCTAAAGCGGTAGAGCCTATCGCTACATTCTGTATTCCAGTTGTGTTTACTCCTAGTGCATCAACACCAATTCCAACATTGTTACTTCCAGTTGTATTTGCATCAAGAACATTTACTCCCATTCCAGTATTACTTGAACCTGATGTGTTATTTTTTAAAACGTGTCTTCCAACAGCAGTGTTATTTGATGCCGTTGTCATAGTGTTAAGTGATTGATGCCCTATGGCTGTTGTATTTGATGCAGTAGTAAGGTTTGCAGCAGCTTCAAGACCGACTGCAACATTTGAACTTCCAGTTGTTAAATCTTTCAGTGCTTCAACACCCACTGCAGTATTATTATTACCTTCAGTAGCAAACTGAAGAGATTGCATACCCAAAGCAGTGTTATTTGCACCTGAAGTTAAAGTTGTTAAAGCGTTTTTACCTACAGCAGTGTTATTTGCACCAGAAACAGAAGCATCTAAAGCTGTTTCTCCAAGAACAGTGTTACCAGCAACAGAGTTTGCTCCTTTACCTATATTTATACTATTAATCGTTCCATCAACAGCAAAAGCTGGTCCACCAGCAAGCGTAAATAAATTTACATGAGCATTATTAGCAGTATTTCTTAGCTGCATAATACTTGATGTTGTATTAGCAAAAAATTGGCTAGCAAAAGTTGTGCTAGGTGCTGACGATCCAGAATTATTTGTTGCTAAAGCTTGTATTGCACTATTGATATCTGCACGGACATTTGCCCCTGTAGAATTATCAATTGTCATATCATTTTGACTCATTTTCCTAATCCAAAATTTTCTCTAAGTATATCCTAAACCAGTATTAACTACCACGCCCGAAACCTACAGCAGTATAACTAAATGTTTTATCCTGTACAGCATTTCCAGCATTAAAAAACTTTATATTAAAACCAGTTCCACTAATACTTGTGAGTTCAAATCTTTCATTTGCTGATAAATCATTTGCAGTAATACCAATACTAGGCAATTGTGTGCCTGCTCCGACACTTGTTCCACTCTGCCCTGTAAAGAATGTATGGTCGAAAGTTATATCAAGTCCTGATGATGATGTACCAGATGAAATATTTGATCTTTGTTCTGTTCTTCTCTCAAGCTCTGCTGTGTACCCTAGTTGGTCTATTTCTATTGATTGTGCAGGGTCGTCACTATCCATTTCACATCTAAATTTAAACCCACGACCAACATAAGTTCCATTAACGAAAGGATTGAATCTTGAGAAATTAGCTCCATAAGTACAAGCTGTTCCACTTGATATTGTTGCACTTGTAGCTGAAGTTACTGTAAATGTATTTGCACTTGGAACTGAAATGATTTCATAGTTACCATCGGTTGCACTACCAGCAGTAAAATCAATCACAACAAAATCACCAACAGAATAACCATGTGAAGTCTTGGTTATAGTAATCGTTGTGGCACTCTGTTCGTAGGTGGCTGAAACCGAAGTATCAGGGTCAATGTCACTTGTCGCCACTAGCAACTTTGCCCCAACATCGAAAGCAGTAGCACCATCAAAGTCTGTCCAAGTATCTATATTTGCTGATCTTTTATCAATCAAATCATTTGGGTAAAAACCTTGTGTAACAAAATGTCTTCTTAGTCTTAATGGTTGTTTTCCTCCTAAATCCAAAGTATTAGCAAACTCATAAGAACCACCAGTAATATCAACAGCACCTAAGAAATCAAAATCAGCAATTGCATCAAAATCTGTAACATCATCCAATAATTCAAGAGAACCTAGTACAAGACCATTAACTTCATCAGAGAAAAAACAATCTACTTTTGCACCACCAAAAGGAGGTGAGTCTGTATCCTCTCTATCTGTAAAAACTGTTAATTTAGGCAGAGGATCTGGGCTTGTAACTAAAACTGAAGTTTCACCAGCACTTAAACGGCCACCATCATCTCTAAATTTTAAAATATATTCTCCCTCAACAATATTTGGTACAATCGACTCGCTGACATTACCACTCAATTCAGGTAAAACATCAACTGCATTTGTAAAAGTTCCACTGCCATCTGTGAGGTTTGACGATCTTATAACCACGTTTCCACCATGCACCACATCCACATCTGTAGATTTATCAAAACGTAGTCGTACAAATTGATCTGATATTGGTTCTATTCGTAAGTTTTGAACATCTGCTGGTAGAGCAGTTTTACCAACAGTTGTGAATGTTGTCGTTGCTGGATTTGTGCTTGGCTTACCTAAAGCATTATAACTAAAAACTCTGACTTCGTAAGTTCCATTTAAAGTTTCAAAAATTGTGAAATCTGATCTTGTAATACGTTCTGATATAAAGTTTTCATTTTGGAATCTATATTGCACCATATATTCAGTTACACCGCTTACAGGTTGCCATTGGATAAATAATTTACTTACAGCCCTGTTGTTTAATACCACTATCTGTTCTGTTCCCTGTAAGCTGCTTGGTGCTGGTTTTAATGCAGTAAGAGTTGTTATTGTTCTTGATGGCAATGCTGTACCATCTTCTACAAAAGCATATTTATTTGGATCATGTACGACAGCAACTATCTGATAGTTTAATAATTCTTGTTCTGTAACAGATACAACTCTAAAAGTCTGAAGCTCAACAGATGAATTTTCTATGACCCAAACGCTGTTAGTTTGTGGCACTGAACTAAAAGCAGAATCAACAGTAATGGTTGCACCTGTAATATCACTAATTGTTTTAGTTTCTAATGTGCCATCAGATAAAATTACAGATAAGGTTGCTGATCCTGTTGTTGCTAAATCTGTATTATTTTGATCGTCAACAATAATTTGTGTAGTAGAAACTCCTGTCTTTATTCTTCCTCCCCTTCTTACCCCTGCCCTCATGGGGTCTGCAATATTAATAACAGTTCCAACCCTGACTATTGTTCCGCTTTCTAATGATGCTGTAAATGTAACTGTTTCAGCTTCGTTGTTTTGTGTATATAAAAACCATCGCCCAAGCCTTGCCGCTTGCCCTCTTGATGTACAGGCAAAACCAGTTAAGTTCTTTGTTACTATGCCATATTTTGCCTGTAAAGCTGTATCTTCTACAGTCTCATAATCTACCTCTTGAGTCTCATTATCAAAGTAGGAAACATTTACAACAGTGAATTTAGTGTCTTTACTAGCACTTGAATAAGAAAACCCAACCTCAGAAACATTACTTAAATTGTAGATATAGCTTGGATCTGTAGGTTTGTCACAGCTTATATTTACTGCCCCTGCTGAATAAAAAGGCATTGCCCTCATTACAGCAGCAAGATTATTTATGGTATCGTATGCGGCACGCTGGCTGTTTAAAACTACATTTGCTGAGAATCTAGCCTCCGTACCACCAGCACCATCATCTACTTGCTCGCTTGCATATTGACTAGCAGAGAAAAAGCTAAAAACATCTAATGAAGATTCTGCAATATGATCTCCAAAACCTTTTGATGTTGTAAGCAAGTCATATAAAACCCAAGCTGGATCACTTGAATATTCTTTATCTGTTTTAAAAGTTCCGTTAAATGTACCGCTATAACTAATTGACCCATCAGCCCTAACAGTTCCATTATGAGGTATTTTTATCTTTGTTCCTCTAATTCTATACATACGTCTGGGCTGGTTTGGAAAGGTTTCAGCATCAAAACGTAAAGCTACATGAGCAAAATTTGCATAAGCTCTTGATTCATTAATTATTTCTGTAAAAGATGACCATTGAAAACTATCTTGCAGTGTGGTTTCTGTACTGTCTGCTGTGGTTCTATTCACTCTGATAGTGACAGGAAAGCTAGTGCCAGATGGAAGGTTAATTTTATAATCTCTGAAATATGTACTTGCAGTTCTTCCTTTTACAGTGTCAGTTATAACAGTTGTTGTTGTGCCATCATTTTCTATGGTTTGAATTGTTAAAGAAACTTCAGCACCATTTATATCGCCATTATCTTCAAATTTTTGCAGTGTAGGAAAACCAATAGTTACTCTTACAGCATCAATATTTGTATCTGTTATCTGCCTAGAAACTGGTGTTGATTGTGTAACTGTTACACCTACGCTAGTTTCTGATTCTGTTTCTGTAATACCAGCAATCGCTGTTTGATCTGAAGTGCCAAATCTAGGCTCAAAAGAAATATTTTGAAAGTTAAAATCCTCATCATTTGGACTTGTGCCAGCCGCTTGTTGTAAAACCTGAGTGCCGTTAAGAAATACGTCCTTTAATGCAGAGGTATTATATTCAGTTGAGCCTTTGCTACCTGTAGCACTAGGAAACCCCTCTATCTCTCCTGATCCTAATAATTCAATCAGCGTTTGAAATTGCTTTGACTGAAGTGCATCTTTCGGTAAATTTGGATCTAAATCAAAAAGTAAATTTGCAACGGAACTTATAATTCCTGAGTTTGCTAAAAAAGGCATTATGTTGTTCCCTCCGCTTGAACAGTATCAACACCAGAACTAATTACAACTGATCCTGTAAAAACTTCTCCATATATTATTGGAATTGGGACACCAGCCCTTGATACGTTTTGAATCGACCCAAAACCAAAAGATTGAAATGTAGGATCATTTTGTGAAAAGCTATCAGCCATTACACCACTTGGAATATCTTGTCTTGGCATAAGAAGGTTTGTAGCTTCGTTTATTAACATATTTGTACCGATAGCAGTTAAACCACCTCCAATAATTCCGCCAAGTGTTGTTCCAAATAAAGATGTTGCAAAAATACCACCAGCAGCACTTACAGCAGAACCAGCCCCAATCCCAAGTAAACCAATTGCAGCACCTTTAGCACCTATAGCAATAGGAATAATTTGTATATCTTCATCACTTTGTAAATTTAATAAATCCTCTGTAATATCCATACCGCCCATTTTTATCTTATAAAACTGATTCATCATGTGATTTTCAACCTCTGGAAAGTTTGCAATCAAAAAATGAAATGCTTGTTTTGGACTATTAACAGCCGCTTCAAAATAAGACTGCCCAAGAAACTTTCTTAATCTGCCATAAACTTTTATTTTTTTAAGCTTCATATCTATAAACTTTTTTTGTGGCTTCTATATATCTTAAATCATATAATTCTCTACAACTCAACTGTCTTATGTTGTGATGCAATATTGTTTGATCGCCAATATATAAGGCAACATGATTTAATTTTTCATCTGGCCCTTGCATAAGCAAAACATCATCATTACTAATATTATCTTTGGAAACCTCTTTAAAACCAGAACCAGTTAAAACTTTTTCAAAATATGGATCTTCGCAGAAAGCTTTTATACTTCTAGGTCTTTCCCAAAATTTTAAATTTATTTGTTTTTCCTTTAAAAAATAATCAGTAATTAAACTCCAACAATCATGCTTGCCCCAAATCCATGTGCGGCCATATAAACCAGATGTATAACCAGATGGCTCAAAATCTATCCAGTTTTTTTGCTCAACACTGTAAATATAAAAAGGCAAACCAAGATGCTCACATGATGCCTTGTCTGCCTCAGATGGTAAGGCAGAACCATAAGCATGAGAATGAATTATTCCAATAAGTTCTCCTTCATCTTCACAATCTGCCCAATTATCTGGATCTATAACAAAAAACTCATCAGGTGACTCTGAAAGGTTTTCACAAGGCCAATAAGTTTCTTTGCCTTTGATAATAGCCAGCAAACCACAAGACTCTTTAGGAGCTTGTTTATCAGCGTGTATAACAGCCTGTTCTTTCCAGTTCATGCGTTTACAAAAGTACCAACAGAGGGAAAATCTTTCCTAGTTACTTGTAATTTAGGACAACGAATATTATTTAAATCTAGAACACTAGCTAACTCAAACTGCACAATTTCTCTATTTTCTACAACTTTTCTATCTATAAAATATATTTCCTGTGGTAATTCTGTTGTGCTTGATGGAGTGCCAAAAGGGTTTTGATTTGATGGAAAGTTTGCTGCGTCTAAAAATTGTGCCATTGTCCTGTGTCTTATGAATTTTGCTCCCTGCAAGTCATTAAAAGGTGTTGTAGCGTTTGCTGATGCCATTAAGGTTGTTATAGTTCCAAGAATATTAGAGACTGTCAGAGTCGGTCTTGGTAGCGTTCCCTTACCTGTGTATTCAAAACCTTCAGCAATAACTGGAAACTTATCGTATGTGTTGCCCTGCCATATTATTGGAGTGTTGCTATTCATGCCTACACCAGAATGAAAACGGCTTACATTTGTTGAACCATGCAAAGCAGATACAAGAGTTATTGAATACAACTCTATTATTGATTTATTAGATAAAGATTGAAGTTCTGCGGTAGGAATTGCCATTTATGGTTCAAATACCTCCTCAAACGTTGTTGTAATGATAGCTCTATTATTATATGGGATTTGTTTTGACCAAGATTTACAAATAAATTTACCAGCACCAGATAAAGTTACAGAAACATTTCCTGAGTTTGTTGCACTTGCCGCAGCCGTAACAGTGAAAGTGTTGTCATCAGCCGTTGTTACTACTGCAAAAGAACCATCAACAGCAGAGCCAGATGTATAGTCAATTGTTACGACATCACCAAGAGCAAGGCCATGATTAGAAATTGTTATGGTGACAGTTGTGCCACTTTGAGAATAAGTACCTGTTTTTGTAAACCCCTCGGCTGGTGGTGTGAAGGTAAAACTTTCTTGGTCGTTGACTCTACTTCTTAAAAAAGCCTCAATAATATCTGACTGCTCTTCAGATACCACAAAAGTAAGATCATATACTTTAGGGTCTTGTGTCAAAGGCAAGCCAAATAAAGCTCTAAACTGGTAGCCATCACCTAAAGCTGTTGTTCTTACCTTTGGTGTACTTGTTTTTCTAAAGCCAGAATATGTTGGCTGGATTGAAGGAAAAGTTGCCATTACCTACTTAATAAACCCCCTGCACGTTTTTCTTTTATTAATTCAGATCTTATCGCAACTGCAATTACATTACCTAGTGCCTGTGCATCTTGATTGTTACCTGATACAGCAGAACCAGACGCATCAACGGAAACATTAACAATATTAGTTGTTCCTCCAATATCTTTGTTAGGTATTACATTCCCACCTCTTGAACCCATCTGTAATATTTCTGGGCCTTTCTCACCAACTAAGAAAGCACCACCAGCAGAAACAGGCCCACCATTTGCTCTCTTGCCAAGATTCTTAAATACATCACCTAAAAACCCTCCTACTCTATCACCAAGCCCAGAAACAGCCCTTTGAATAGCAACTTCAACTAAACTTCTTTTAAGATCATTTAAGACACTAACAGCCGCCTGAGCAAGTGTTTTTGTACCCATAACAGCATCGGTAAGGTTAGAAACAATTCCATCTTCTATTCCTTTGCCTATTTCCATAAATTTTTCTTTAAGTTTTTCTGTTGCTTCTTGATTTTTTTTAATTTCGACTCCTTTTAATTTTAAATTTTTATTTATTTTCAATAAATTTAATAATTCTTTTTCTTGTTCACCATCAAATGCTTTTTGTATCTCAAGAGTTTCTAATTCAAAATCTTTTTTTATTTTCGCTTCTTCTGTTAATTCTTTTGAAATTTCATTAGTTTTATTTAAATTTTTATTTGATTCATTAAGATTTTTTTTAATTTTTTCAAATTCTAAAGTTAGTTCTCTAGCTTCGGCTTTTTCTAATGCTTCCTCTAAAAGACCTAATTTATTATTTGCAGCTTCAATATCTTTTACCAACCCTTTTGCTTCTGCTGATCTTCCATCTGTTTCTAATGTTTTTAATAAAACTCTTGTGCTTTCTATGGCA